ATTCTCTTGCTACTATATGTTCACCAGTTTGAAATGATAAATGTTTTTCCCAAAATTCTATATCTTTATCTGTAATATCTATCAATATTTTTATTCTCATCCCGCGGAATATTAATGTTTGTAATCAATCCATCATCAATACCATTAAAGGTATAATCATCATGAGACATTTTGCTTTGCTCCCGCGATATTCCAAGACCAACCGCATTTGTTACAGAGTGTCATGATAAATTTCTCTAAAATTCCCTGAGCAGTTGGATGTGGGTATGTCTTACCATCATTACTCTCTTTCATGTCTTTACTTCCACAATTAGGGCAAAAAGTCATGATATTCTTACTATACTAACATATATTAATCTTTTTATATAATATCCTCTACGATAATATATGGTAAGTGATGAGTTTGTAATGGGTAAAATACTAGGAAGAATTGATAGTTTAGATGAAAAATTTGATAAAAAGATAACTACCATATGCTCAGATGTAGGAAAGTGCAATACTGGTATATCTCTTGTAAAAAAAGATATGGATAACTTTTTACAAACCAAAAGTGATGAAATAGACTCATCTAAAAGACGAATATACATAGGAATGGGATTAATTACAATATTATTTACAGCTTATGCTTCATTTAAAGAATTTATACATTAGATCCAGTCATTCATAAACCAAAATAACCTTTTTACAAGTTCTTCTTCTTGTTCCATATCCATATTTAATGATTCATTTATTATAACTATAGCCTCATGTATTGATTCCTCTACTGATGTAATTATAATATCATTTTCTGATTTATGATTATGTATAGTAATCCATGTTTGTTTAGTTTCTTCATAACAGACTCCTTTCTCTGAAGAATCCTGAAAGTTAATCAATCTAAAATTTTGTGGCTTCCATTCCATAACAATTGTAGTAACAGTTCTATATTTTAATTTTATCAACAAAAATAGTTGATATGTGCACATATGTTAGATCGTAAACATGCGCATATTTTACAGAAACATGTACATAAAATATCATATTATGTGACATGTACAGATGATTCCATTCCGATCTTGCTTTATATTAATCTTTCTATTTTATGTGCATATATTTTACAAACATGCGCATATTGTATTGCTAACATATGTGCACATAGTAAGCTTTTTAAAAGTAAAATTATATCAATAGTTAATGATAATTTGTAGTGTATGTGGTTTAGGATCACCAAAGTTGAAATCAAGTATATGTGCACCTTGTAAAAATAAACCAAAAAGGGGATACTGTAAGGAGTGTGGAAAACCATCATATTCAGTAAAAAAGAAACTATGTGTAACATGTTTTAATAGATATATTGTGATGATTCCATTAAAACTAAGATGCCATAACATATTGGGATGGATATGTGTATGTTGTAAAAGAAATGATGTTAATCATTTGGAGTTTGATCATATAAAACCAATTACAAGAAAACAAATACCATTAAGAAAAACATATAATGACATAATATGGATGGGAATAAAAGCACATGAAAAATATCAAATACTCTGTCATTTGTGTAATAATAGTAAAGGTGATCATGAAAAGTGTTCTATAGAACATAAATATGATTTAAGTAATATACAGGATTGTTTATATCATATGAAAGAATTAGGAGTAGAAGGTCTTGATGATATAAAAATTCCGGAATTTTTATAAATCAAAAGGTTAATATATTATTATACAATTGTAATGATATGGCTGATGAATGGAAGAAAATACCATATGGTAAAATAAAAAATATTATACCTCCTTATTGTACTGAAACATTAGGTAAAATGTCAGCTCATGATAGTAAGCGTGTTGTAGCATTTTTATGTGATATTATTGGAAGACTAGTTGAAGAAAGAAAAAAGGATTTAAAACCTAGTTAAAGTTTTTCTGGATATTTTCTTTTATCAAATTTAACTGGTTGAACCTCCTTATATGGTGGTGGCATATTTTTAGGTAATATATGCCATCTACCTTCTTCAGTTATTTTTCCATAGTAATTACTAATTGCTGAATTGTAATCACATTCCATTTTTCTAACTATCATATTATCTGAGTTAATGATGTATATCATTCCGTTCATGTTATTTATAAAGGGGAAAGATATTTAAATGGTTCTACTATAGTAATGTATGAAAATTTCTGAAATTCCCGGATGTGGACCAGTTATTGAAAAGAAATTAGCTTCTGTTGGTATTATTGATGTGAATCAATTAATCACATTACCCCCGCCAAAACTAGCAGAAAAGACAGGATTGGATAATGATAGTGCAAGAGAGTTGTATCAAAAGGCAAAAAAATATTTAATAAAGAAAAAACTAATGAGTCCTACGTTTCAAAAGGGAAGTGATATTGCAAAGGTTAAAGAGATACTAATCACTACAGGAACTAAATCAGTTGATAAATTACTAAATGGTGGATTAAGATTAGGAGCATGTACTGAAATTTATGGGGAAGATGGATGTGGAAAGACTCAATTTAGTCTTACCATGGCAGTAAGAGCACAATTACCATTTGAAAAGGGTGGAGTAAATGGTAAAGTTATTTATGTTGATACTGAAAATACTTTTAAAAAGGATAGAATTATAAACATTGCTGAATACGTTGGATTAGATCCTGAAAAGGTATTGGATAATATTATAGTAGCAAAACCACATAATAGTGCAGATCAGCATGTAGTACTAGAAGAAATTGAGAAGTTAATCGTTGAGGATGATAGTATTAAGCTAATTATAATGGATAGTGTGATGGGATTATTCCGCGGAGATTATTCTGGAAGAGCCATGTTATCAGAAAGACAAAAGTATTTAGATGATTTCTTGACACTTTCACACAATATTAGTAAACATTACAATATTGCAACAATTTGGACCAACCAAGTTATGATTAATCCAGGTATATTTTATGGTGATCCTATTGTACCTATTGGTGGTAAAATATTAGGACACAAGGCCACATTCAGAATATATTTCAAAAAATCCGGGAAGAAAAGAATTGGTGTATTAAAGAAATCACCAAATGATTCACAAATAGAAGTAACATTTGGTGTATGGACTCAAGGATTGGTAGATCCTGAAGTTATAGATGAGATAGAAAAGGAAAAAAAGAAGGCTAAAGTAAAGGAGAAAGAAGAATGAGAGTAAAGAATATAAAAAAAGACATATTATTGAAAAGGAAGAATATTACTATAAGTAGATTTCAATTATGTTTACCACAAATAATAATAAGTGATGGTGATAATTATGTAATAGAATTAGGTGAAAGAGATATATTGGTTATTTATTCAATGTTTAAAAATTATAAAAAGGAAAATAAGAAATGAATAAAAAGAAACATTTATAAGACACCAAAAGCGTTATATAGTCATGGCAGAAACATGTCCAGATTGTAATGTTGAACTAATTAGGGCTGAATACTCAGGTGATCCAAATTTAATGTGCTGCCCTAAATGTGAAGAAGAATTTATGTAACATTTATATAGACAATAGTTTTATACATATTTATGATTAGTATAATTAATAATGAATATGTACTTTATTTTATACTAGGTATTTTTATTATTCTCACTTTAGCTAGTTTATTTAGAATATTTTTACCTAACTATAGTCTTAAACAATATATCTCTCAAAAATGGGATATGCCTAATGATAACTGGACTAGATTTTGGGGATTAGTATTTTTATTCATATATGGATATGTGGTATTATACCTTCTAGGTTACATTAAATAGTGATAATAATGAAGTGGTTTAAACGAAAAAAGAAAGAACCAAAAATTTATGGACATTGTAATACATGCGGTATAGCAATATATGTTAATGATTCATTAGAGAAAACACAAATACATATGTTACACCATCAAATTATAGTAGCTGAAGATAATCATTCATAAAATAGTCTATCTAAAACTATAATATATAAAGTTTATAAAGTATAGTAAAAACATATAAATATGGATCTTTTTGAAAAAAAAATATCTTTTATTGGTAAAGAAGAAAATATGAATTTAGAGCCTCCAAACATAGAAATGCATAACTCAAACTATGAATATGATTGGGGAAGACCAAGTTTAGGTGAACCCTATTTCAGTACATCTTCTGGTAGTAAACTTCCACTTTGGACCATATCACCGTTTAGAATATTTGATATGGCTAAAAATGTCGGAGATTTAAGGCTAGTGCATGAAATTATACAAAGAGAAGTTTTTAGAAATGGAATTACAATTAGACAAAAATATAAATACAAGTGTTTAGACTGTTTGAAAGAATTTAAAGAAACTCCAACTTCAGAGTTTATTCCTCTTAATCAGCCAAATACCAGGGAAAAACGAAAAAAGATGCTTGAATGTGATTCTTGCGGAAATACTGATGGAGAAAGATTTAAGGAACCAGATCCAAAAAATAGGGTAATTCTGCAGACCCTTTTAGATGATCCTGTTAATAACAACGGTCAAACCCTAGTACTTGAAGCAAGACAGATAGAAAGAGACTTGGAAACTATTGATTATGCATGTACTGTAATAACTAATGTTTACAAGTTTGGTGTATTAAAAAAACCAGATCCGGAAACTGGTGCAACACAAGAAGCTATAATTGAAAAATTTGATGAAATTATAAGGGTACATCCTGCCACAGTTACACCAATTGCAAATTCTGAAGGAAGACTAGGAGTACTACCTAGTGGAAAACCAGCATGGATTTGTCCAAAATACATTCATAGAGAAAAATTCCTTGATAAGCCATTTTGTGATATATGTGGTACTAAGGCCTTTACTGCTGCCATGGAAACCAACGCAATACCATATGGATTTCCAGGTGATGCACCAAAACAGATGAGATATGCAAAACATGAAGTTGTGTATATTCCAGGAAAATATTCTCCTGGATTACTAACTGGTGACTCTTTACTAAATGCTATTTGGAAGAAGGTAATGTCATTATTTTACCAAGATGAGTACATGTACAAATATTTCGATAAGGACAGACCACCAAAATCATTACTAGTTTTCGGAAGTAGAAACCAGCAATCAGTTGATAAATTTATGGAAATGCAAAGACAGGGAGCAAGATCAGATCCATACATGCCTAGTCCTGTACTACTCAAAACAGACGATATTGATAAATCATTAAAATTTGTTGATCTTACACCTAACTTTAAGGAATTAGAATTAAAAGAATTTAGAGCCGAACTTCGTCAAATCATAGTAACCATCTATGGATTAGAGCCAATTATGGTAGGTGATCTTGGAACTTCCGGAATTTCAAACTCACAAATTCAAATATCTGTAGTAAATAGAGCTATAAAATGGCATCAAAGATTCTTAAATGAAAATCACTTTAGACCAATTGCAAAAACATTTGGAGTATATGATTGGGAAATTATACTAGATGATTCTGAAGTTATGGATGAAATGCGTGAATTGGAAATAAAAGGAAAAGCAATTGCAAACGCAGTTGCAGTATATCAAATGGGATTTGATGTTCATACAAATGGTGATGGTGAACTTATAATATCACAATATCCAAATCCAGAACGTCAGGCAATGATGGAGGGAATGGGAAGTGATGTAAGACGGGGAAGAACTGATAAAACTAAAGGAACGGAAAGAAGTTCTGAAAATGCTACAAATTTTGATGGTCAGCCAAAAGAAAATAGGCCTTCAGATCCAGGTGGTTCAGGTGATGGTGGAATGTCTTCGGGTAATTCACCTAGTATGAAATCATTTGATATTATAAAAGATATTATACTACAAGGTACATCAAACGGATGGACCACTACAACTATGAGTAAAAGAATAGCAGAACAGTTAAATATGTCTGAAGACGAAGCATTATATACCATAAAGCAAATTATAGATAATGCCCTACATTGATGAAGTTAGTGATTCCCATAGAGGTATTATAAAAGAAGAACAAGAATGGAAAAAATCTAATGAAACTTTAATAAAGAAGAGATTACATGACCTGGTTCAAAGTGATGAGCAAAAAAAAGTAACTCCATACAGTGAGGGATTTTGTTATGGTTGTAACAAATATGACCGGGTTTTATCAAATATGTGGATGGCATGTTTTACATGTTCAGTGAAAAGAGGAAGGGAAGGGTTACTAGCTGATGTTGTTCAAAAGTTTTCTGAAGAGTTGTGTGATTTTTGCGGAAGGTGGGATATAGGAGTATGGCAAAAGAATGTTTCATTATGTGATCACTGTAGAAAAAGAGTTACCAGAATACATAACAAGTATAGAAAAGGTGGGGGATATGAAAAAATGGCACCATTCCAAAAAAGAATGTTTAAAAAATATGGAAAGGATTATCATAAGATACTAATGCAGGACTTTTAATTTTTTGGTTCTGCATGTATTCTAAGCATCAAGTTTCTTATGTGTATTTTTCCAGTATCTACAAAACTCCACATAAATTTTTCTTCTTCCTCTACAGAAGAATTTTTAGGATAATGTAGGTTTACTAATAAATCTGCTATTACAGCTCCATAATTTCTTACAGCTTCTTCTATTTCATTTATTATTGCTTTATAATATGATGGATATTTTTCTTTTAAAAATCCTTTCATATTGTCTGTAAGAAAGTTTTCTGTAGATAATGGAACAAATACTTTTTCAAGTTGTTCTACCATTATATCATGTTCTTGTTTTTCATTCATTTTTTCATATCACCCCCTCCTATTCCTAGGCAGTAAATTTTGTATGATATACTATTATTTAAGACTTTTAATAGGTTTCAAGATCTGCTATTTGTTCTTCTAATTTTTTAGCATAATCCAATTGTTCCTTTGTAGGTGGTTCATCACTAATTTTATTTTTTCTTATTATTGGTGCATAATCTAATATCAAGTATATTATCCTTTCATGTCTATCAAGAATCCAATCACCTTTAATCTTCATCTTTTTGGCGGGAATTTCACTACCATTATAACATCCTAATATAGTTTTGGTCCATACAGGTTGTTTCCACCAACTATCACCTATGATTAATTGTTTCTTTTTAGGATCATATTTGAAATTATCCCGCGTAACTTTGTATGGTTTTTCATCAAATTGAATTTGATCTATAGATTTAGTATTATCATGTAAATGTACAAATGCGGAATTTGCATTAACAAATTTTCTAGTACCTTTTTTAGTTGTAGTAAACCAGAAAGCACCATTTGATGTTATTTTAATATCTATTATTTCGTAGTGTTCTTTTCTTCCAAGTGGCACCCTTTGTTCAAATGTAGAATAATCCGGGAACACATAAAACTGCATATTCATGACTAGTTTATCTAGATACATTTAAATAAATGTATCTATTATTTTGATTAATGAACTTTAGAAAATTCATATTATATGCGCTAGTATTTGGAGCACTAAGCTTTGGTACAAGTGCTGTATATGGACAATCTGTTGATAACCCACAAACTGAATTATTATGGGCTACATATGCTGTTACTGGATTAACTTTCGTAGCAGCGGGTGTATTCTATTCTTCTTCAGGGTATGTAAAGAAACTACGAAAAAAACTAAATGGTGATGATACCGTAGTATTAGATTACTCCAAAATGGGTAAAACTACAATTATTGGAGTAGTCTTAGGGATTGGTGCATTTATAATGTCAACATATGCCGGGGAAACTATTCATGTATTGAATATGCATGAGTTCTTTGTTCAGGTTGGTTTGAACATGTCAGCAATCCTAATTATAGACAAATGGTTGTTAGGTAGATCAGACAGTCCAATTAAGCCTAAAACTATATAAACACAATAGGCACACACAATCTTTTTATATTTTTATTAAAAATATTTATATATGTCTGAAGAATACGTTTTTACTAATTTCTTAACAAAATCCCTAGAAGTAGGTGATTCTGATGAAAGAACATTTACAGGATATATTACTGCAGAAGTTATTGATAAGCAGGGTGAATTTATCTTTGTAGATGAAATGATGCCAATAATGGAAAAGTTTATGAATATTAGGCCTGTAATGTCTGAAATTCATACAAACAGAATTACCGGAGATGTTTTAGGATTTTCAAAAGCTACAGTACCAGATACAGATATTCTAGCAATTAAAATAGATGCAAAGGTATTCAAATCTGAAGGTGTCACTCTATATGATAGAGTTTGGGAGAAAATTGTAAACAAGGAATACAAAGGTTTGTCCATTGGTGGAGCATCAAAAACGCGGGAACCATTTATTAAAAATGGAATTAATACTATATTACTAAAAGATTTAGAATTATATGAAATAGCAATATGTCCAGAACCAGCAAATGCATTTGCAAAAATAGATTGGGTAAATGAGTTTGCAAAAGCTGATGATACAAATACACTAATAGGAAAATTACAAAAACGTGTTGTACAGTGTAGTAATATGCAATGCCTTATGGGTAAGGGATTAAATGTTGATGTTGATATAGATGCAAATAATAAACATCCACCAAAAAGTATAGAAGAACAGTCTAAAAAAGATTACTCTATTGTTACAAAACCAATTAACGGTCATTCCTGGGAATATTGGAATGATGAACTAGCAGAACAATATCCAGATAAAGAAACTCGCGGAAAGGTAATTGGAGCAATGGAGCAAAATCAAAAAAAATCACTTTCATATAAAGATTTGCAAAACCTAAAAAACATGAATGATCTTAGAAAATTATTAATTTAAGAAACAATCTTTATATATCACTATTAATATGTTTCTATATGCCTGATGAATCCAAAGACATAAATAACGCTGATATGTTCAAATTACTTACAGACGTTAGTAAACAAAATTCTGAGGCAATTACTAAACAAACAGAAAGCATTACAAAATT